GGAAAACTCTGTTTCTTTAGGGACCGGTGACATATCTCCTCAAGGTACTGCATTAGTGAAAACTAACCAAGTATCATCAGATTTAAGCAAAGGTGTTGATCCTTCTCCTGATATACCAGACCTTACTTCCAAGTACCCTTTTACGGGGTCGGGAAGAAAGGAATGATAAATATCAGCGAAGGCCCCTTAAATGGGACACCTCTCTAGGACTTAGTGGATAAATACACACCATCCCATATTTATGGGAACTCTGGCTTGTATTCTACTGTTAGACTTTACAGTCTGGCAGCAGATTGTATCAAATCGTTAGGAATTAAAATTCCCCTCGACAAGGTACATTTTGAGACATACCATATGAGTACAAAGATGGGGATACATGCTTATGCATTATATTCCTCTTTGACGGAAGTCCAAAGTTCTACAATGGAAGTTTTACTTCCTCATATCCGTATTTGCGGAGGTGACTTACTTTATAATAAGATTGTTCAACTTCGTTCTATCCTAAGTTCATTTACCGGTACTATTTCGGCCAAAGCACTCATGTTGGTGCCCGACTGGATAGTTAAAGGTAATGACTTATCAAAATGGTCGACAAAAGCAGATAATGCTCTAACAGAGATATTCTTAAGAAGATTATCTACTGTAACAGCACCCGGAGGAAAAACACGTATCATCGCTATCGTTGATTACTTTACACAATGTAGCCTAAGAAGGTTGCATTTGTATTTAATTAACAATTAGCACATCTGGTTTCCCGGATGTGATATGACGTTAGACCAACAATCATTCAAGAAGAGGATGAAGGACCTTAAGGGTCCGTTCCACTCCTATGATCTTTCTGCTGCCACTGATCGATTTCCGCTAGCCTTTCAAAGGTTTTGCGTGGAATCAATCATGGGTAAGGAATTTGCTGAGTCTTGGGCCTACCTTATGGTGGGTTTACCATTCTCTTGTAAATTCAAAGGTGTTAAATCACCAATTACCTATAATTGTGGACAACCCATGGGTGCTTACACTTCATGGGCTGTATTTGCCTTATGTCATCATATACTCGTTAGAGTAGCAGGGTATAATGTATATAAACATTTCTCCTTTGATGCATATTTTATCCTAGGTGACGATATATTAATTGCAGACGTCAAAGTCGCCAATCAATATTCGAGACTAATGGTTGATGTACTAGGGGTAACGATCAACACTTCGAAATCGATTATCTCCGATAACTCTTTTGAGTTTGCGAAGAGAATCTTAGTCGATAATGTAGATTGCTCTCCGATTACATGGACCCAATAGCTAAGGGTGACCAACCCTCTCACCGTCCTTCCAACATTCTTGGCTGATATGATAGAACGAGATACTCGCTCTATCTCTCTCACTATCAAGATGATCCGTAGATGGATAACAATCCTAGGCGGAAAGAAGTTTAAAAGCTCCTATACTGCCATCAGATCTATCCTATACCAATCTATCTTAATTTTAGATGGGAGAGGGATTGATACAGTTTAGGGTCATGGAGATCTCTTAAGATCAAAATTACCTTATAACTGTAACGCTCTAATCATCGACCCTATTCGCGACGCAGTCTCCTTTTAGTTAACTAAGAGGTTATCTGAGTCCCGTTCAGATCTTGAGAAGAGTGTCGTAAAATATACAATGGCTTCACAGCTATTGGATATGGTTTACAGTCAACCTATATCAGAATGTTCCCCTGTGTCATCATTACTGATGGCCCAAGTGGACGTCCTTTCACTTCTATCTAGGAGATTGAGTTCATCTTTCGATATAGCTCATTCATCCATTGATATTAGTGTTTTAGTCGATTAGACACTAGGTATGGATAATACCATTAGTCTTGGTCAAATGTCTTTTTCAAGGCGTTTGGATAAGATTAATATCATGATCTCTGGCGCGGCGCGTAAGATGGATGCTTACCTT